CTCCTCGCCTGTCAACGAAGCCGGCGACCAAGCACAAGCAATAAACTCGGGCCCGATCCGCTTCTGAATTTCCTTTACTTCTTTATTGTAATTTTCGATGCGCCGTAGCACCCAACCATCTGGTATCCTCTTTTGGTCAACGACCGCAGGCGATGCGGGAAGAGGAACCTCTTTTTCAAGAGAGAGATAAAAGACCTCCCTTTTCCAGAGGTTGAGACGAGACAACGACTCGACACCGAACTTACAATCTAACCCTCTCGTCACCGATCTACGACTAGCAACGATGTAAGGTACATTCCACCTCAAAAACTCTTCTTCGAGAACCGCGCGGCGACGAGCACCACACGGAAAGTCTTTAAGTACTCTACGCCACCGACCTTGAAAGCCAGCGACGCCGTCCTCAAGCTTCCGGAAGCCAAAGGCGGATGACCGAATACTCGGCACCAACCGCGGGACGGTTGATGCCTTGAAGAGTCGCGAATTGAGGGAGAAGTATCTCGAAGACACAAGTGTCTTCCCTTTAGAGAGGGTCAGTCCGGATCCTACCACCTCGCGCATCCAACGATCGGCCACGTCTCGACGCGACCTGAATACAATATCGTCACCATTGATCCTGACCGGGATCGAATGGTCGTTACCAGTGTAATAGCGGAAAGCTAGATAATTGACAATACACAGTAACGGGAACGAGAGGAGGTTTCCCATCAGTTGGCCGGTTCTCTGTCGCAAGGTGACACCATCCGATGTCACGACCATTTCTTGCGATGAACGAGCAAGTTCCTTCACATGGTTAGGGACCCAGCTAGTCCCCCTCAAGATCCCGTTCAGTATCACCTTCTGAACCCAGATATTGAGATTGTCTGTGGCACTCTCGTAGTCACCACTAACAAAAACCTCCCCCTCACGGGGTGCAAAGTCTTTGAACTTGTTCGCGTTAGCCTCCCCTCGGAGAAGCCAACTAAACCGACTAATCCGGTTGTAGATGCTGGTATGCAGCGGACGGAGGATGTTCATTTCTGCGTCGCCGACGGAAACAATCCGCCACTTACCACCCGTCTCGACCGCTCTAACGCGGGACGGAAGAAGATCCTGGTATGATTGCTCGGTGAGCACCCTCATTACGAAATCATGATGAGTATTCCATTTATCATGACGACCAAGAACCTCCAATCTACAACCGCCCTTCGACAAACCGCGCTGGACGCAACTCTTTACAGGCAGGACACTGTTAAGAGCCGCATTGGGGTAGTACTCCCTATCCCACCCAGGAGGAAACATCTTCCTCACCTCACGTTGAACAAACTGGAGGAAGCAACCGTCCGGTAACGGCGAC